CACACGCTTTATTGCTAACTCAGTTAAAACGGAAAACGGATGAAGGATTACACCCGAAGAAGTGAGAAAAGATCGGTCGATTCCCTTTTCCCTTACTTTAACAATTCACGGACTCACAGCGACGAGCAGGTGTCGCAGGTCGCGGCCAGCATTAAGGAGTTCGGCTTTACAAATCCAATTCTTGTTGATGAGGAAGATGGAATTATAGCGGGTCATGGCAGATTGATGGCTGCTAAGAAGCTGGGCCTTTTAGAAGTCCCTTGCATTATCCTTGACGGCCTAAGCGATGCACAGAAAAAAGCATACATTATAGCCGACAACCAGCTTGCGCTTAACGCGGGGTGGGATGTTGATAAATTAAAGATAGAAGTCGAAGGGCTGGACGAGCTTGGCTTTGACCTTAATCTGCTAGGCTTTGGTGATGAGTTCCTTGATGAACTGATGGCCGATGGCGAAACAGAGGGCCTTACAGATGAAGATGCGGTCCCTGAATTACCGGAAACGCCCATTACGGTTGAGGGTGATGTATGGCTCTTAGGCAATCACAGACTGATGTGCGGCGATTCCACGAGCATTGATGCGGTTGACAAGCTGATGGGCGACCACAAGGCTGACATGGTGTTTACTGACCCGCCTTACGGGGTGAGTTATCAGTCAAATATGAGAACAAAGTCTGGCAAGTTTGACACGCTAAAAAATGATGATTCAATTTTGGATATTACAGCGGTACTCGAGGCGTGCTCTACGGGGTGGATGTTTGTCTGGACTAGCTGGAAGGTACTAGATAAGTGGATAGAAAACCTAGGTGGTTTTGGGTACCCAAGCAATATGGTTGTTTGGCATAAGCCAGGCGGGGGAATTGGCGATCTAAAGAAAACATTTGCAAGCGATTACGAGGTTGCTCTTGTGTGGCATAGAGGCGCGGAACTTACAGGCAAGCGGATTGGGTCGGTCTGGAAGATAAACAAGGACGGAGCAGCGACATATCAACACCCAACCCAAAAGCCTGTTGCGCTGGCAGAAGAGGCAATTGACAAGACCACAAAAGCAAATTCTATTGTCTTAGACATATTCGGTGGCTCTGGCTCGACGCTAATCGCTTGTGAGAAGACGGGCCGAACCAATAGAAGTATGGAACTAGATCCAAAATACTGCGATGTAATAGTCAAACGGTGGCAAGAGTTCACTGGTAACGAGGCAACGCTAGAGACTACCGGCGACACATATAATCAAAGGGCGGCGATAGAAGGGGACGGTGGATGCGATGCCTGACCAAAAAAGAAAAGCACCAAAAAGATTAAGAAGCGATAGCGCCTCATCCGAATTGGCTGCGATACAGTCTGCGGGAAAAACAATAGACCCGCCTTCCGAAATATCAATAAACGACGATGAGCTAAGGTTCTGGAAATTAATCGTTTCATCGAGAGCGTTTTCCGCATGGACACCTAACGACCTAATGCTGGCAGGGATGCTTTCTAGGTGCTATTCAGACATAGAAAAATATTCTCAAGCGCTTTCAAAGTCTAGACTAATCAAAGACTCTTCAGGTCAGCCAAAGATTAGCCCGGCGCACAAGATTGTTGACGACCTTCACAAGCAAGCATTATCTCTAAGCAGGACTCTTCAAATTCACCCCAGAGCGACGCAAGGCGAATCGAGGGACCAGGTTAATAGAAATAAGCTATACGGCGACGCAAAGACAATAATGGAAGAGGCTGACGATGAGCTGATAGCTAGGCCGACTCACTAACATGACGCGAGGTGAAAGGGTTTGCAAATTCATTCAGGAATATTGCGTAGTCCCTGAAGGTGACAAGGTTGGCCAGCCGGTAGTTCTCGCTGATTTCCAAAAGCTGTTCATTCTTGATGTTTACGATAATCCAGCGGTAACGGATACGGCCATTTTATCCGAGGCTAGGAAAAACGCTAAAACGGCAACGATTGCTTTTATTTGTCTAGCCCACACTGTCGGCCCCGAGTCGATTCAAAATTCTAGAATTATCTCAGGAGCCATGAGCAGAGAGCAGGCGGCAGAGGTTTACAACCTAGCTTCTAAGTGCGTCCTGCTTTCTCCTAAATTAACTTCGATAGTCAAAATAATCCCTTCATCCAAAAAGCTGATTGGCTTGCCGATGAATGTGGAATATCAAGCTATAAGCGCTGACGGTAAAACGGCTCACGGCAAATCGCCTATCTTGGCAATCCTTGACGAAGTGGGTCAGGTTCGCGGGCCTCGATCAGATTTCATTGACGCCATAACAACGGCGCAGGGAGCCTATGAAAATCCCTTACTAATCTACATAAGCACCCAAGCGGCTAACGATGGCGACTTGTTCAGCATTCTTATAGACGATGCACAGACTAATAAGCACCCGAAGACGGTTTGCCATGTATATGCGGCTGACTCAGATGCGGAACTGCTAGATGAAAAGCAATGGAAAAAAGCTAATCCAGCGCTAGGGTTATTTCGATCTTTAGCGGATATGCGTAAGCAGGCTGAAAAAGCTGAGCGAATGCCTAGCTTTGAAAACACTTTCCGAAATTTAAATCTAAATCAGCGAGTCTCGACAGTTTCTCCTTTTGTTTCTAAAAACATCTGGGAGGAATGCGGCGAAGAAGCAAGGCCAATACAGGGCGCTACTGTTTACGGCGGTCTTGATCTCTCAATGCGAACTGACTTAACCGCTTTGGTTTTTATTGGCGAGGACGAAGAAGGCAACTTTGACGTTTGGCCTTATTTCTGGACTCCTGAAATTGGACTTAGAGAAAGGTCGGCGCGCGATAGACAGCCTTATGACTTATGGGTCAAGCAAGGCTTTCTTAGAACGACACCTGGCGCAACCGTTGACTATGAATTTATAGCCACCGAAATCGGAGAGATTAGCAAGGAATGTGAAATCGTCGGTATTGGTTACGACCGGTGGCGCATTGATCTACTTAAAAAAGAATTTAATGATATTGGCTTAGAGCTTCCCCTCGTTGAGTTTGGTCAGGGCTTTAAGGATATGAGTCCAGCCTTGGATTCCCTCGAGGCATTATTTTTAAACTCATCCCTTCGTCATGGAATGCACCCAGTTTTAACAATGTGCGCGGCTAATGCTGTGATCACAAAAGACCCGGCCGGAAATCGAAAGCTAGATAAGTCAAAAGCCACCGGAAGAATTGATGGAATGGTATCTCTAGCAATGGCCATAGGGGTCACTGAGAAGGCCGTAGACGAACAAAAAGAAGTCTCCCCTTGGGAAGATCCTAACTACTCATTAGCAGGCTAAAAAATGGCATTTTGGAACAGCAAAAAACCTGAGCAACGGTCCTCTATTGAAGACCCGACTGTTCGCGTTTCTTCGTCTAATTTCATGGAGTTTTTTGGCGTTGACAGCGGTGTAAGTGCTTCGGGTGTAAACGTAACGCTAGATAACGCAATGGGCGTTCCGGCTGTTTGGGCTGCTGTTAATTTCTTATCTGGCACGATTGCCGGACTTCCCCTAAAGCACTACAAGAAAACCAAATCAGGGCGCGAAGTTGTTAATGGGGATTTATCAGATATTTTGCATTATGCCGTAAACGATGAGATGAGCTCATTTGAGTGGCGCAAGTATTCCTTTGATAGAACATTTACCGGCGGCAGGCAGTACACCTACATCGAGAGAGTTGGTGGCAAGATTGTGAATCTATTTCCATTAGATCCTAGCTGCGTTACAGCCAAGATAGTTGGCGGTAAAAAAATCTATCAATTCTCTGAAGGTGGGAAAGTAACAAAGACTTACGGCGCAAAGGACATAATCGATATTCCTTTTTGCTTAAAGCCCGATATGGTCACCGTTTTGAGCCCTATTTTAACCAATAGAGACACAATCGGCTTAGGTATTGCAGCTACCAACTACGGCTCGAAATTCTTTCAAAATGGTGGCGTCCCTCCTTTTGTAATGACAGGCAACTTTACTTCCGGCGCTGGCCTAAATAGAGCATCTAATGACCTTCAGGACGCTGTTAAGAATGCCAACAGAGAGAATAGGCTCGCTCTAACCCTACCGGCAGGCCATGAAATTAAAACGCTTGGAGTTGATCTGGAGAAGGCGCAGCTAGTTGAGCTAAAACGATTCATTATTGAAGAAGTCGCCCGTATTTACTCCCTTCCTCCTAATTTTCTACAAGACTTGTCAAGGTCAACCTTTTCAAATGTTGAGCAGCAAGATTTACATCTTGTGAAACACACGATTCGTCGATGGGTCGAGCAAGCAGAACAGGAAATGAATCTTAAACTTTTTGGCCGCAAAAATAACGATGAATACGTTGAATTTAATCTTGACGGTATTTTACGCGGCGATTTCCTAACAAGAATGGAAGGTTATTCCAAAGGCATACAAAACGGAATTCTTAAACCTAACGAGGCAAGGCGCCAAGAGAACCGGCCCGATGATCCAGAGGGCGATAGCTTGATGATTCAAGGCGCAACAGTGCCTCTCGGCTCGCAAAACAAGATCACCGAACCCAATACATAACCCTTGAGGCACCTAGCATGAAAAATAGCGAATACAGAGCGGGCCTTCCTGCTGAAATTAGAGCAGAGGGCGACACGATTAAGGTTAGCGGATACGCAGCGGTTTTCAATCAAGAGGCAGATATTGGCGGTTTTTATCGCGAGGTTATTGCCCCTGGTGCGTTCACTGGCGCAATTGGCCGCGACGATGTTGTATTTGTCATTAATCACGAAGGTTTGCCCCTTGCTCGCACCCGATCAGGCACTTTGACGCTTCGAGAGGATGAAAAAGGGCTTTACATGGAAACCGAGCTCGACCCGACCGATCCGGATGTAATGTCCATCATTCCAAAGATGAAGCGCGGCGACTTAGACAAGATGAGCTTTGCATTCTCCCCCTCGGTCCAAGAATGGGACGAGAGCGGTGATATCCCAATTAGAACCATCCGAGAGGCTTCGCTTTTCGATGTTTCTATCGTAACCAACCCAGCTTATGACGGAACAGACATCGGTTTGCGTTGTTTAGCTGAACACAGAAGCGCGAATGAAAAAATAAAGCAGGGCGGCGTATCTAATGCTGCTCGTATGCGAATGAAATTGTCTCTTACCGAGGCGAATACTAGATAGCGGTTCCCGCTATTTGTTGCCCTTAATCAGCCGGTGGGCTCGGCATATTACAGGAATGTCACTATGACACTTGAAGAAATGAAGACCCAGCGGGAACGCATGGCAGAGCTTGCCACGGAAGCCCGAAAAGACCTTGATTCAATCACTGATAAGACCAGTGATGCAGAGGCCAAGGAAATCGAAGCACGATTTGATGCGCGGATGGTCGACCACGATGCGATTGACGCAAAACTTAATCGCGAAGATAAGATTGCTACTGCTGAGAAGCGAGCAGTCGAAAGCCGTCGCCCCAATCCTGCTGATGGATCTGATGATGGCAGCGTTGAGCCGGTCAAGGCAGAGTATCGCAACGTATTCGCAAAGGTTATCTGCGGCCAACAGGACACACTGAGTTCTGAAGAGCGTCAGGTTCTAAAGCAGGGAATGACTGAGTATCGCGCACAAACTGGCGGCACAACTACTGCTGGCGGCTTCACTGTCCCAACGACTTTATCTGATGAGATTGTCAGATCAATGCTTGCCTGGGGTCCGATGTACAACGAAGACGTTGCCACGATTATTTCTACCACTAGCGGCAATCCTTTGAAGATTCCGACTATCAATGACACCGCTGTCACAGCGGTCGCTCATACGGAAGGCGACGCACTTGTTAATGACGGCGGCAAGGACGCAACGTTCGGCCAGAAGTCTCTAGATGCTTATTCCTTCGACACAGAGTTCATACGCTGGTCTTGGGAACTAGACATGGACTCCATTTTCTCTATGGAGCAATTGTTAGGCTCTTTGCTTGGCGAGCGCTTAGGTCGAATTGCAAACCTTCAGCTTACTACTGGCTCAGGCTCTAGCGCTCCAAATGGCGTTGTTACGGCTTCAAGTCTTGGCAAAACCGCAGCAGCAACGTCCGCAGTCACCTTTGATGAGATTTTTGATCTTGAGCACTCTGTCGACCCTGCTTACCGCATGTCACCAAAGACTCGTTATATGTTCAACGATTCCACTTTGCTAGCTGTTCGTAAGCTGAAAGATGGCGATGGCAATTATTTGTGGCAACAGGGCAATGTCATTGC